TCATCGAATGTCGCCCAGTGAACAGTATGAGGGTGAGCCATAGTGGGCCTTTCTAAAGTTGAGGGGGTGAGAGGCTGGGGTGGGGGAGGAGTGCTCCCCCAGCGAGTCCGTCCGGACTAACCTTTACCCCAGCGTCTCAGGGTGCTTCTAGTTAGGAAGCGGGGAGGAAGGTCTGAACGCTGGTAGCGCGGAGAACCTTAGCACCGTAGACGTTCAGCGAACGGATGTAGTCCGCAAATGCGAGCTCCATGCGTCCAGCTTCAGTCTTGGCAATCTGACCAACGTAAGCCATCGAAGGACCGTGGTAGCCGATAGCGGCTGGACGGTTCGAGGTGTGAGTCAAGAGAGGGTGCTCGATGACGGTGAAGCCAAGGAGGTTTCCAAGAACACCGTTACGGAGTTCACCGTCGGAACCTGCGGTGTTAGCCGAGGTCAGCTTGGAGCCTTCTGCGAGGAGCAGAGAAGCAAACTCTGGGCTTACTGCGAGGTAACGGTTCGAAGCTGGGACCTTTGCCTTACCGAGTGCCTGACGGATTGCTACGACTGCGGCGTATGCGTGAGCCGAAGTGGTGATTGCGGAAGTACCAGCGGAGGTTCCGTTAGCCTTCATGAGGCCGATGACGTGAGACTCAGCGTCTTCTGCCAGTGCGCGACCTGCGTCAGCGGTTACAGGCTCGAAAGAACCTGCGGCCTGTACGCGGTCAACGTCGTCAACCTTGAAAGAGAAAGCCTTCTCTTGGTTAATGACGAGGCTCTGAGTCGAGTCAGAAAGCGCGTCGATGGTCAGGGTACGGCTGGAGCTGTAGTCCTGAATCGAAGGAGCGGTGATACCGGTAATCTTTACAGTGTTACCAGCACCGAACTCGCCCTCGTACTGCTTGTTCAGGGTGGGGATGATTGCCTGTGCGGTACGGAAGTTTTCCAGAATCGCGGCTGACCATAGGGTCGGGATGAAGTTAGAGATAGCCATGAGGGCTGTCCTTTCAGATTGAGTTAGTTGATACCTAGTGCGTCGTTTAGCCGACCGGATTTCTTAGCTTCAAGGATTTCCCCGGGAGTCATATTCGCGAGGTCTTCTTTTGTAAGCTGTCCAAGGTTCGCCGTAGTTGGGCGACCCTGTGAGTCATCCGGCTGGAGTGACTTAGGCTTTGACTGATTCGCCAAGAGTGAGACGAGTGTCTCGGCAGATTCCTCAAGTTCTTCACGGGAAGAACCTTGAAGAAGCTTGATAGCCTCGGGCGGGATGCCCTTCTCTGACGCGATTTCGTAACGCATGAGCGCGGTCCGTGCGGACTCCGCTTCTGCCTTAGCTGAGTTGAGGTCGTCTGCTAGCTTCTCTTGTAGAGGCTTGAGACTCTCTTCGTATTCGCGCCACTTCTGAGCAAGCTCGCGGTCGCCTGAGGCGTCCTTTGCTCGCTTTTCCCACTTACGGGCCTCGGCCTTCCAGTCGGTTTCCTGTGTGGTTTCACCCTGCGGCTCTACCTGTACGGGAGCCTCGGTTGGCTCTTCTGTGGTGCTTGTTTCGAGTTCGTCACTCATAGCGGTTCCTTTCCCATGCGGGATTAATGGAGTATCAGCCCTGCGGCTGTCTTTCGACTAGATGTCGGAAGTCTTATATAGGGAGACGTTTGTATTCGATGAGGAGTGCCTCATACTCTGAACGTAGTTCCCAGAGGTCATCTTTTGACCAAGTGTCTTGAGCTTCTATGTCAAGCCCACGCTTTAGGCAGAAGGCTAGTAGGAGCTCTCGGTATGATTCAAGAAAAGTCATCAGAGGTCTTTCACTCCGTCCCAGTTTGAGTTATACAGAAGCCAGCGTCCAAAAGACTTGCCTTGAATATCTGGGCCTTCCATGTTTGCCAGTTCTAAAGGAGTCGGGTATCCGGGCGAGTCCCATGCTTCGGAGTCCATGCGTTCCGCAAGAGCTGTCAGTCTTTCGCTCAAAGATATGGCTTGCGCTTCAGAGAGTCCTTTTTCAAGAAGAATGTCTCTAGCTCTTCCTCTGAGTGAGTAGTTAATCACGATGGTTGGTTTGCCGTCCCATGAGTAGCCAGCCCTTGCCCAAGTATAGGCTCCATCTTCTAGAGCCGCTTCGACTTTGACCCGTGTCACGCCTGACTGTTTGTACCAGTCCTCAGAGAACTTAGAGAAAGCCGTGCTGAAGCCTTTGCCTCGTGTTGAAGATTTGAGGTTTAGATACTCATGTTTGACAGTGAATGTTTCTCCGTCTGAGTTTGGGATGAAGATTCTCTCAACAGTTCCGGCTACTCCACCACGGTCGGGAGCAATGATATTCGCCATGACCTTGGTTTGAGTTTTCAGGCTCTTGACTGTGTCAATCTGTAGCTTGAAGCCGTTGAAGTCTTTGCCCTCATAAATTTCTTTAGCTACAGAATACTTAATCGCCGGGTTAGCTGACGTGAGGTCGGCAACAGACGGGATGCCTATGGGCTCGGGAGGCTGAATGGGTTTCAGAGTAGGGATATTCTTAGCGCGTTCAACAGAGCGAAGGGCCTGAACCTGACCTCGAAGAGTCTCGTTCGTTGAAGACCCATCACGGAGCGCACGCTGGCCCTTCTCGTCGTAGTCACCAGAGCGAACCTTATCAAGGTCCTTCTCAATGTCGTCATAGTAGTCAGGCCGTAACGGCTTGTCCCCTGCGAACAAAGTCTCGATGTGACAGCGACAGTGGTCGTGGAAGTGAACTGCGTAGTCCATGACCCGAGCTCCACGACGACCCATGCCACCGACCGCTAGAGTCTTACACCACGCGCACCCGTTAGGGTTGACCACTCTTTGAACGCCTGCGACCGAACGGTCTAGTCCTGCGTTATAGAGAGACGTGTCTCGATTGTATGCGCCAATCTGACGAGTCAGAGCGTTAGCCGCCGCATTGTTCCCAGACTTGATTCCCCCGGAGCTATAAGCCTTCATCGCTTGAGCGATAACTGGGTCAGACATTGCGTCAGGGTCAAAAGGTGGAATCGTGGCTTGATAGATGCGACCCTGTGTAACCTTCGCGGCGTATGTACGCTGTCGAGTTCCAGTGCCTCTCAGCCCTGCCTCAAATCGTGGCTGTGTCACTGTCTTGATTTCTCCGGGAGAAAGAACTGTGACTGTTCCGTTTATGACCTGAGCGCGAGGGACGTCCCATGTGTTCATGATGCCACGGGTCTCCACGACTTTAGTCCACTCCATGCGGGCCGCTTCATAGTGGTCTAGAGCCGCCTTAGCGGACACGTTCCCCCACTTGTCGAGGATAGGAGGAAGAACCTGACGCATATAGCCCGCGTACTCGTACCGGGTAAGGTCTAGCCCAGCGTCAAGGACTGTCAACGCTTCATCAGTAGCGAGCTCGTTAATAGCTTTGAGCGTCGCTTGGTTTCTGCGAATCAAGTCGTAACGCGCCCGGTCGTAGGTTTCCTCGGCGAGATACTGGGCGTCTGTAGGCATTACTGTCCAGCGTTATCCGTAGCGGGTGGGGTCTGTGGGTTGGTAGCGATAGCCCGAGCGGCTGTTGCTAGGTTAGCGACCATGACTCCGGCCTGAGCGTTCAGCTTCTCAGCGCGAACGACTTGCTTGTCCACGTCAGAAAGTCCGACTCGGTTGTATACGACCTCAGAGTCTGGAGAGAGAACGCCTGCTCCGATGAGCTTGACGGCCTCGTCAGCCGAAGCCGCGCGGGTAGGTGTCGAAGCGTCACGCCATACAGGACGAAGGTTCTCAGCTTCCTGAGGGATGGAGCCGTCACGGACAAGGAGTGCCAATCGAGCGACTTCCTGCCATGCGCGACCGAACTGTTTCTGACGACGTTCGGCACGCTTGACGAGACGAGCTTCCATCTGACGGATTGCGTCCGCCGAGGCGGGGTTGTCAGTCTGGAACCCGAGGTAAGAAGCTGGGATAGCTGTCTCAGCGGAAAGCATCTGAGCGTAGGCCTTGATTTGCTCGAAGTAAGGACGAGTGTCGTTTGCCGAGAACTGTCCGACCTGAGGCATCTGTCCGTCTTGGTTCGCAGGGATGCCGAGGATGCGTCCCTGAATGACAGACCATGCGTTAATCTCGTTGCCGTCTGAGTCGAGGAAGATGTCCTCGTCAGCACCCAAGACGTAGCGTTGGGGAGCAGAGTAGAACTCACGAGCTACTTCTGCCCCGAGGAGGGTTCGCATAGCTGAGTCCGTGTATGACCGCACAGCGGGCGTGATTTCGCTTCGCCCGTTAGGGTTCGACGAGCGTGGGTTATTGGGCAGAGCGACCACTGGAAGGCGTCCCAGACGGTGCTCGTCACGGTTCGTCTCTACTGGGCGACCGTTGAAGTAGCTGAAAGACACTGTCACGTCTGGCAGGTACAAAGTGCCGGAGCTTGGAGTGCCGAAAGTGTCGCGGTCAAGAGACAGAGCTGAAGTGAGTCGGCGAAGACGCAGGTCGTAGATGCCTGTCATACGCTTCGGAGATTCAACGGTGACGAGAGGGTCAGCCTCACCCGAGCGACCCTTGCCAACAACGACGAATCCGGTTCCGAAAATGAAGCCGTCTAGGTGTACCAGAGAAGACTCAACGTCGAGGTCATTCGCACGGTAAACAGTGTCCAGCTCTAGAGCGTCCGCGCCCATCCAGCCTTCAAAGTCGAGACGTTCTTCAAGGACCTGAACTGACGTCCCGGCCCATCCGACGACAGACTCCACCGTGGAGAGCTGAGGAGGAATCGAGATTTTGAAGTCCTTGAGGCGTTGCTTGCCTTCGTAATACTTCTCAAGAAGAGAGTTCTGTGCGTCGTGACGGCGAAGCTTCTCGTGGAGCTCCTCGATGAGGTAAAGCTCTTCGGGAGTGAGAGTCATAGTATGGTGGCCCTTCTAGGCTTAGGAGCGCGGTCTTTCGTTGCGTGACGTGCGCCATTAGCGAGGACAGCGCAAGCGAGGAGGTCGACCTTGCGAGGAGAGCTTTTCTTTTCCTTGCGGAAAGAGCCGGCTTCTGTAGCGACCGCGTTGAGGACGTGCCTTTGTAGGCGGGAGTCCCCATCATGACCGATTTCTTTAGCGACTAGGTCTGCGAGGAATTGCTGAGCCATAGGAGCGACACGGTGGTTCGTGGGTGGAATTCTTTCGACGCGACGACGCCACTTCTGAGACCAAGTCAACACGTCGGGCTCATAGAAGGAAGGGTCGCACCATAACATTCGGACGTCATATTCTTCGAATAGTCTATCTATCTCAGCATTGACGTCGTCTCGGGACACGGTCCAGTCGGGGTCCGTGTGGTCAGGTTCCCAGACTGCGTGAACGGCAAGCGTTCCAGTCTTGATGTCTTGAATGACGATACCGGTCGCGTCACCTGAGACGGACCCGTCGAAGCCTGCGGTCACAGTGGCTCCCTTAGGGATGCCAGTTTCGTGACGTGCTTCACTCCAGAAGTGTGGAGAGACAAAGTCTTCACCAGCGAGACGAACCCACTGATTGAGTCGGTATCGCTGGAAGCCTGCGAACCCGGCTGAACCTGCGGAAGCGATTGCGGCTGTGAAGTCGCTCTCATCCAGTAGTCCCTCGGCAAGGTTCGGATTTGCTCCGCGCCAAACTTCTGGGTCTGTAGGGTCAGCGTCTGAAGGGGCTTCCCAGCTCCAGAACCCGAACTGAGGGTCAAGCTTGCCGTCTGATTCGACGACAGCTTTTCCGTGCTCATAAAGGCGTCCAAGGAGAGTGTCCGTGTGACCTCCCGCCGTGGTTATTCCCACGACAAGGGATTCGGCGCGGTCGGCGGAGCCTTGCGTCAGGGCCTCCCAGAGCTCGTCACCTCTGGTGTTAGATGCGGTCGAGGGCCAAGCGTGGAGCTCGTCAGCGACTACAAGAGAAGGAGCGAGACCGTGAGCACGCATAGCGTCCGCAGATAGGGCCCGATAAACGGAGCCTTTAGACGGCATTTCTAGCGCGTCACGATAGACCTTGACCACTCGAGAAAGTGTCGGATTGTTGAGCACCTGTTGACGGGCCTCACCGAATACGATTTTCGCCTGAGCGCGGTCAGCCGCCGCTGAGTAGATTTGCCCACCGTGTCCGCCGTACACCAGATTCTCAAGTGCCAGCGCGGTTCCGATGAGCGATTTCCCGTTTTTGCGGGGAAGTAAAATGAGGGCTCGCCTGTAGCGAAGTAGCCCAGTTTCGGGGTTCTCTTCCAGTAGAGAGTCCATGAGCCAAGACTGCCAAGCCGTGAACTCTAAAGGCTCCCCAACTTTGAACCCACGAGAGGCGCGTAAGAGAGTAGAAGCGAAGTCCGTGACGTCGGGGCCTCGTGTCTTCTCAGAGAAGCGAGGCGTCGACCATGCCGGAAGCCAAGGAGTTTCAGGCTGAATTGGCCCGCTCCTGTCGTCTCTTCATAAGGTCGTCAAGCTCGTCGCGTACACGAACCTCAGCAAGGCCAAGACGTGCGCGGTCAGAGGGACTGAACCCTAGAGAAGCAAGCCAGCCAGTCATCTGAGTTCTTAGGTTCCCAAGCTGAGTGACCATAGGGTGAGTCACCATCTGCCCATTAGCTGTCACATAGTACCGAGGCACTTCTCCGGAAGAGATGAGCTGACGGATTTCTTCATGCTCATCTTGAGCTTGGCAAAGAAGCGTCACGATAGTCCGGTCAGACTCTGGCGCAAGCCAAGACTTTCCGGCCTGCCAGACGTGAAGCCACAGGGCCAGTCCAGCCTCTTCAAGGTAAGGAGCGTCAGGCACACCAGAGACACCCGTCAGACCCTCACCGATACCGGGAGCGTCAGGGATAGGGCGTTGACCCGGATTGCCGAGAGCACGCTTGACCTCTAAAGGCTTAGGCGGGCGACCGGTCGGGCGTCCAGTTGTTGCCATGCGGCTTTCTCCTTGCCCATGCGGGCGGTGTTTAGGGGCTAAACGTCCATGCGGACAAACAGACCTAGGGGGGTGCTCAGTTTCGCAGAGCGGTGTATTTGCGGCGCGATTAGCAAATACAC